GCCCTTCCCAACTGAACTGCCCAAGCCGCAGCCAAGCAAGCCAATACCTTTCAACCCCAACAATCACGAGGACGCGCCGTGGTAACACCTGACATGAGAGACAAGCGCATTTCTAAACAGAAACGAATAGGTGAACCACTGGCAGTGGTCTACTGCATAAAGGTTACGCAAAGCCAGCGCATTGCACTGATGCGGCTTGGGCCACAGTGGTTACGTGAGCAGATAGATAAAGCTAAGAAGGAAAACAATGGAACCTAAAGACATGCCTAACTTTGCTTCATGGAGCAATAAGAACTTAGCGGACTTCTGCGCCGAGGCGTACATTCGTATGCAAGAGCAGCAAGAAGCTATGGAGCAGCTACGACAGAACTGGAAAGACGCGATGGCAATAACGCGCAAATTAATGTTAAAGGATACCAATGACCGAACATGAACAAAACCTACGCGACTTGGCGTCAATGTTTGCAATGGCTGGGCTGCTGAGGAACAGCGAGATGACTGCGCCCGAAATTGTAGATAAGGCACATAAGGTCGCTGACCTTTGGTTGGAAGCGCGTAACCCCACCCAAGAAGGTGGCATTGCCGACATAACAACCAAGAGGAAGTATGGACGAAAAGCCACTGATTAAATACATATGGTCGTACTCTTCTCTTGATTTGTTTAAGCAGTGCCCTTACAAGTACTACCGATTGCGGGTTAAGAAAGATATTAAGGAGTCGCCCTCTACTCAGATGACCTATGGGTTGGAGGCGCACAAGGTTGCCGAGGAGTTTATAAGGGACGGAACCCCCATACCTGAGCAGTTTGCCTTTATGCGTGAGCCTCTTGAGCTACTCCGTAAGCGCGAAGGTAAACATCTTTGTGAGTACAAATTAGGAATAGACAGGAATTTCAATCCATGTGACTTCTATGATAAAGATGTTTGGTGGCGGGGCATCGCTGACTTGATTATCTTGAAAGGTGACCGCGCCTTGGTTGTGGACTACAAGACAGGGAAGTCAAGCAAGTACGCTGACACTAAGCAGTTAGAGGTTCTGTCTCTTGCGGTGTTCAAGCATTTCCCCGAGGTAACAAGGGTGAAGGCGGGGCTGCTGTTCGTGGTCGCCAATGATTTTGTGCCCGCAGAGTTTCACGTGGAACAACAAGGGGTGTACTGGACACGTTGGATTGAGGACACCAATAGACTGGAGAAATCCATTGAGTTAGATGTATGGAACCCCCGGCCCAACTTTACCTGCAAAGGTTGGTGCCCGGTAAAAGATTGCGTGCATAATGGTAAAACTTCGTATCGTTAGGAATAATCATGCCCTACAAAAACAAAGCCGACAGAAAATACGACCAAGCCGCCAGCTACGAGGATAGCCCCGATCAGGTTAAGAACCGCATGCAACGCAACGCCGCCCGTGCTAAGTTGGCGAAAGCTGGCAAGGTTAAGAAAGGTGACGGTAAAGATGTTGCCCACGTAGTTGCCCTTGATAAAGGTGGTGGCAACAAAGACGGGGTGCGCGTCGAGTCCAAGTCTGCTAACCGTTCTTTCCGCAGGGACTCCAAAGGTAATTTGATATCCGAAATTAGCAAAAAAGAACGCAAACGACCTTGACAGCCAACCCACTGTGCGTAGAATGATACGCACTGATGCCGCTCATGTGTTAGGTGCAAGTGATATGAGTGGGGCAGTGGTTGCCTTCGTAATAACTGCATCAGCTAACGCCCCCTCGCTTTCTCCTTTATAGTTGTTTGGGGTGGTGAGTTAGCCGAGTGACTACCGCAAGTAGTCAACCCCCGACTGATTGTGGAAATGCCACTTTCGGTCTATATCCTATTTGGAGCCAAGCAAAAATGACAAGAGCGGAGTTTGAAGCATTGTTAAAAATACAAGATAGGTACTTGCTGATGGGAAAAGTTGTCCGACAGAGGCATGAGAACAGAGAAGAACTACATTCGGCTGATGTAGTCAATAAAAAAAATTACCCTGTTATGGAAGGCATCCCTAAAAAAACAGCGCATGGTGCAGTGCAAAGCTCAATCGCAAAATACTACCGACAAAATGCAAATCATTGACAACAAAGCGTTGCTGCTAAAAGTACGTGACCCAAGCCGCATTACGAACATCATCCCTAAGTCCAAAGCTGTAGGCAAAAATGAAGTGCTGGTGAAGTGGGGGCTGGAGGAAGCCCAAGTATTGAAGAACATGCAGGTCAAGAACGTGCCCTCGCCCATTGAGTCGCAGTACGAGTGGACAGGGATGTACAAACCGTTTGACCATCAGAAGGTTACATCGTCGTTCCTCACCATGCACCGCAGGGCGTTCTGCTTCAATGAACAGGGCACAGGCAAAACGTCAAGCGTCATTTGGGCGGCTGACTACCTGATGAACATCGGCGCGATCAAGCGCGTGTTGGTGCTATGCCCGCTGTCAATCATGTCATCGGCATGGGAGGCCGACTTATTTAAATTTGCTATGCACAGGACGTGTGCCATAGCCCATAGCTATTCAAAGGAAAAGCGCATCAGCGCGGCGAACAGTGACGTGGACTTTGTGATCTGCAACTACGACGGTGTGGACATCATCAAAGATAGCGTGAAGAACTTTGATCTCATTGTGATCGACGAGGCCAACGCATACAAGAACGTGGCAACAAAACGATGGAAGCTGCTCAACTCAGCGATACGTCTTGACGCATGGGTATGGATGCTAACTGGCACACCAGCATCGCAGTCACCTACAGACGCATACGGCCTAGCTAAGATGGTCAACCCATCTGGCGTACCGAAGTTTTATGGTGCGTTCCGCGACATGGTGATGCAGAAGGTTACGGCGTTCAAGTGGCTACCTAAGCCAACGTCGGAGAACGTGTTGCATGAAGTGTTGCAGCCAGCCATTCGGTTCACCAAAGAAGAGTGCCTTGACCTACCTGACATGACCTACGTGACTCGTGAGATTCCGTTGACAACTCAGCAGATGCGGTACTACGAGGCTATCCGCAAGAACATGATGACCGTTGCAGCGGGCGAAGAGATAACAACTGTTAATGCAGCAGCCAACCTCAACAAGCTGCTACAGCTTTCATGTGGTGCGGTCTACTCGGACAGTGGGGAAGTGGTGTCGTTTGACGCCAAGAGCCGCATGACAGCACTGCTTGAGGTGATTGAGGAAGCAAGCCACAAGGTCATTGTGTTCGCTCCATTCCGACACGTCATAGATATCCTCTTTGAAGAACTCAAAGCCAATAGCATCCCCTGTGAAGTTATACATGGGGGCGTATCAGCAACGCGCCGTACCGAAATATTTGCCAAGTTTCAGAACGATAAGAACCCACAAGTGCTAGTCATTCAGCCGCAAGCCGCAGCGCATGGAGTCACGCTGCATGCAGCAAACGTGGTGGTGTGGTGGGGGCCGATCACATCTATTGAAACGTACCTACAAGCAAACGCACGTGTGCACCGCGCAGGGCAACGCAACCCCTGTACCGTGGTGCATTTGCAAGGGAGTCCTGTGGAGAAGCGAGTCTACAAGATGTTGTCCGAGAAGGTGGACATTCACACCCGCCTGATTGATCTTTATAAAAATATTGTGGAGGACACTTGACAAAGTAAAGTAGTGGTCTTATACTTGGAACCGGGCACAAAAACCCGACCTTTTACAAACGAAGGAGAGAGCATGAGTGATGTAACTGCTGAGAAACTGACGAAGATATACGTCAAGATACGCGATAAACGCAAGGAACTTGCGAAGCAAGACGAGGATTTGAAAACGCAACTAGATATGGTTAGCGGTCATCTCCTTGAGATTTGCAAGGAACAAGGCGCTTCTACCATTCGTACCGAATTCGGTACGGTGTCTCGGAGGACAACCAAGAACTACTGGACTAGTGATTGGGATTCCTTCTTCAAATTCATCAAAGAACACGATGCTTTCTCGCTGATGTTTCAACGCATCAATAGCGCGAACATGTCGCAATTCCTTGAGGATAACCCCGATCTATTTCCGCCGGGGCTAAATGCGGATACAAACCAAACCATCGTAATTGTTAAACGCTAGGAGAAACTATGAGTACTGAACTTGCAATGCTGGACGTGGGCCTACCCGCATACCTTAAAGAACTTGATCTAGACGACACAACCAAAGCCCTAATGGGTGGCGGCGGTAGTGGAGGCATGAAGCGCATCTCCATCAAAGGTGGTGTATGGCGCATGATGGTCAATGGCAAAGAGATTGCCCAACGCGAAGAGCGTTCTATGGATGTAGTCATCGTCGCCGCTGCGCCCAAAGTGTCTCGTACCTTTTACCTAAAACAATTTAGCGAAGGTAGTGAGCCTGTAGCACCTGACTGCTGGTCTGCCGATGGAGAGATGCCTGACGCTAAGGCAAGCATGCCGCAATCCAAACGCTGCGTGGACTGTGATAAGAACCAACCTAGTTCGGGACAAGGCACTAGCCGCGCTTGCCGCTTCAGTCAACGTTTGGCTGTTGTGTTGGCAAACGATCTGCAAGGTGATGTGTTCCAACTCACGCTACCTGCTGGTTCTATCTTTGGTTCTGGTGAGCCGGGCAAGTGGCCCCTGCAAACATACGCAAAGATCATTGGTTCAAAAGGCGTTCCAGTTACCGCCGTGATTACCGAGATGCGTTTTGATACGAGCAGCGCCACACCTAAGTTGACGTTCAAACCAATCCGAGTGCTTGAACCATCTGACCATAAAGTTGTTATCTCGCAAGGCAAGTCTGACGCTGCGATCAAGGCAATTACTATGACCGTGGCTGAAGCAGATGGCGCTAAGCCGCAAGCCGAAGTAAAGCAAGTTAGCGCACCTGTGGCTAAGCCAAAGGTTGAAACGATTGCTGAAACGATTGTTGAAACGATTCCTGAGCCTGTCAAACGCGCTGCCAAGAAGGACGAAGAGCAAGAACCTAAAAAGGACTTGTCGAAAATCCTTGAAGAGTGGGATGACTAATCATGACCAAGGGTTACTCAATACTCACAGCCCGTGAGATTAAGGAAGGCAACAAAGTTTTGCTGGGCGTGCAGCTTGGGGTAATTTGCGTAAACAAGAATATACCCGTTAAAGACGTAGCGGAGTTTTTTAACGTGAGCCGTATTACGATTTATTCTTGGTTCCGGGGCAAGACAGTCGTTTCGGGTAAGTACGCAGATAAGGTACACAAGTTAATTGCTAAGCTAAGCTGATGGTTTAAGGGGGGCTAGGTTAGCTACCGAAGAGGGCGATTACCGTCACGCCTCTGCCCTTTCTTTTTTGATGACGCATAAGGACGGATATGACCACGAGGAATGAGTTTCTGACTCTGGTACTCCCGCCGCTGCACGAAGGTGAGCAT